GCTGCGGCCTTGTCGAGGTCCCAGGTGGGCGCCCACTCAGAGCCGTTGTCGACCCACGTCACCGACCCGTCAACGACGCTCAGCGCGTCGTTGACGGGTCGGCCTGCCAGCGTCGGCCACCCCGGTGCAGACGTCCCGGTGGTGCCACCGGAGCGGCACCGCCAGAACCGGCCGGCCACGACGATGACCGTGCCTGCGACCACGGCGGTGGTCGCCGTCCACGGGTCGGCGCCGTCGGCCACGTTGCGGTTGGAGTTGCCCGCGATGTCGATGAGCGCCGCCTGGTCGAGGAGAAGGCTGATCTCGTCGGCGTCGAGCGTCGGCGCTGTCGAGCTATCGGTCATCTGACCGAGTGCTTCGAGCGCTTCGGAGCGGTTCACTTGCTCGCCGCTGCCTTCGGCGTGGTCTTCGCTCGGGAGGGCTTCGCCTTCGGCGTGTCGTTTGCCGGGGCGGGGGTCGGGTCGAGCTCACCGCGTGCTTCGAGCTCGGCGACTTCAGCGTCGGTCACCTCGTGTTCGGGGGGCGTCGCGTCGCGTTCGCTGGTGGGCGCACCTTCGGCGGGTGAGGCGGCTTCCTGCTGGTCGTCTGCGGTGGTCGCCTCATCGGGGGCCTCCTTGTCGACTCGTTGGATCTCGGAACGGATCGCCTTGGCTCGCTCGTCGTTGCCGGCGGCAGTGACGTTGGCGAGCTCGGCTGTGAGCGCTGCACGGTATGTGGACATCTGGTGACCTCCTCAGAGGGGTTGGTGGGTTGCTTCCCGGCCCGTCACGGGGTCGGGCCGGGAAGCGGGGGTTCGACGGATCAGAACCCGGCGGGGGCGGCGAGGCCGGTGCCGGTGATCTTCGAGATTCCGGCGGGGAAGCGACCGGGGATGAACGCCGAGTAGGCGTAGACCTGCAGCCGCACGGTGAGGGTGCCGGACAGCACCTCGGGCAGGGCCCGGGTGCGGAGGGCGCCTTCGAAGAGCAGCAGGTCCGACCCGCGGACGGTGAGGACGGCGTCCTCGGTGCCGCCGCCGAGCGTGGTGGGGATGTTGCCGTCGAGGATGGTCGTGGCGCCGTGCCAGACGCCGGCGGGACCCTCAGCGATCGCTGCAGCGTCGACGGACGCGAGGCTGTTCATCGGGCCCTGTGCGGTCGGCACGATGAATGGCCGGTTGGACGAGTCGAGCGCAGCGGCCATCCAGTACCACCGGCGGGGCGACATGAACGTCCCGGTGATCGGCAGCTTCCGGCCACCGACGGCCTGGCTGATCGCCTGGGCGCCGGTGGGCCAGAACTCCGGCACCGTCGGCGTCGCGTCGGTGTAGGACACGGAGTTGGTGCCGGCGAGCTGCAGTACTCCCAGGTGCTGGCCGGCGGACCCGGTGCCGTTGATGAGCTGCAGGTCGAGCTTCGAGTTGTAGTCCGCGGTGAGGTCGGCGAAGACGATCTCGTCGAACATCAGCGGGGACTGCTCGAGGGTCTGCAGGGCGATGTCCTGCTGACCGGCGATGGTGCGCACCTGCCCGGTCGCCGAGTTGGTCGCCAGGTCCGTCTCGGTGACCGCTGCGTTGTCTGTGGTCTGGACGTCGGTGGCGGTGCCGGAGGTGATGCGCGGCACGCTGATGGAGTCGGTGCCGCCAGGCAGGCCGATGTTGCGGATGTGGTTCGCGAAGGGTCGCCCGTAGCGGGCAAACTCGGCGTACTCCTGCATGATCCAGATCGGCGGCACGAACTCGCCGCCGGCGCCGTCGACTCGGGTCAGGTCACGGGTGACGATGGCCGACTCGGCGTGACGGGATCCGATGGCGCCTTCCATCTGCCGTTCGAAGCGGGCCTCGGAGTAGCGCTGTTCGAGCTTGGGGAGCTCAACGTCCATCTCCTTGCGATGCTGAGCGAGACGCTCGCGGGCTTCGGGGTCGTTGCCGACCATCGCCATGCCGAGGTCGCGGAAGTACGACGTCTGGCGGTTGTGGCGCTCGTAGGTCAGGGGCTCGGACCGCACGTAGGCGGGTGCGCCGGTGCCGCCGGCGATGCCGCGGAGGGCGTCGTTGGCGCGGCGGTCACGGGCGTCGGTCTCGATCAGTTCGAGCATCCGGTCGCTGGCGTCGGTGATCTCGTCGGAGAGGTCGGCGATGTCGCGGGACAAGGCGCGGTACGCGGCGTCCTCTTCGTCGGTGAGGTCGCGCTCGTCTTCGGGACGGGCCTCGACGGTGTCGCGGAGCTGGGTGCGCTCGGTGCGCTTGGCGTCACGCTTGGTCTTCAGCTCATCGATGAGCTCGCGCAGCTTCTGGAGGGGATCCATGGCAGTGCCTTTCGTTCTGGGCGGTTGAGGTGGGGTCTGTGTGCGTCAGGTGGTGGCGCAGTCCGTCGGGTGGTGACCGCCCTGTTGGGGGTTCCGGCGCGACGGCTCGCTCCGGCGTGACGACTTGGGGGGTCGACGTCAGACGTCGAGGGCAGATGCCCGGGCCAGACGGCTCCGGGTTGGGGTGACCGGGGCAGGGTCCCGGTCGGCTTGTGGGGCCGCTGACAGGGTGTCGGTGCCCATGCGGTGCAGGAGAAGCTGACGCTGCTGCTCGGAGAGCGGTTGGCCGTTGTGCAGCGAGCGGAGCGCCCGGTCCAGGTCGAGCTCGACGCTCGTCTCGTCGTACCACGGGTAGGTGACGACGCTCACGTCCCAGAGGCGCACCTCCAGCACCTCGAAGATCCACTCGTCGGTCTCTTCGTCCTTGTACTCCGACCAGCGCATCAGCGAGAACGCGAAGGACATCTGGTCGATGTCGCCGCGCTGCATGGCGGACACGAGCTCGGCGACGGTCGGGTTCGACGGGTCGAGGTCGGGGGCATCCGCGATGAGGCCCTTCTTGTCGACCTCGAGCGCGAGGGTGCCCGACTTGGTGCGCGCGATCGGGACACCGTCGTGGTTGACCAGGAGGCGCACGTCGTCTTGTTCGCTGACGGTCTTGTCGAACGCGCCGGCACGCACGACTTCGCCGTAGGCGATCTGGTCGTAGACCGCGGCGTAGCCGCGGATGGCGACCTTGCCGTCGGGCTGGTCTCGCACCTCGAACTCGGTGGGGATGGTGAGGCGGCCACGCTGCCCCTTGGTGGGGGTACTCCGGCCGGACTTCATGAGGGTCTTCACTCCGTGGCTCCCTTCAGCTTCTGTGCCGCGATGGCGTTCTCGGCGTCGATCATGTTGAGCGGTTGGAGGTAGACGTCGCCGCCGTCGACGGGCGGCAGGTCCTCCAGCTCTCGGATGTCGTTGACCGACAGCCAGCCCCATTGCCGGCCCAGCGCGTACGAGTCGAACCGGCCCTTCATGTCACCGCGCAAGAGGGCGTTCACGGTGAACTTCGCTATCTGGCCGGCCGGGCTGGCCTTCCTCGACGAGAACGCCGCTTCGATCCTGTCGAGGTACACGCCGAGCGTGTAGACGACGAACCCGATTCCGAGCTGCTCGATGCCAGTGCCCCAGGACGTCGACCGGTCGACGTCGCCGATCATGTGGGGAGGCACCCGCCAGATGCGGGCGATCTGACCGGTGTTCAGCTTGCGGGTCTCGAGGAACTGGCTCTCGTTCGGGGTGATCGTGACGGGACGCCACTTCAGCCCACCGCTGAGGACCGCAGGGAGGCGCCGGCCGGCGTGCGACGCAACCCACTTCGCCTGGATCAGCCGAGCGCCGTGATCGTCGACGTCACTGTCGGTCTCGAGCACCGACGAAGGTGCGGCCCCGTCGTCGAACCAGCGCGAGCCGAACTGCTCGGTCTGCACCGCGAGGCGCATCCCTCGACTCGCGTACTCGATGGGCGACATGCCCTGAAGCCGGCCGGCGACCGGGTGGAGCTGGATGTGCAGCACGGACCGGGACGGGAGGACATCACCGTTGCTGAGCTCGTAGACCTTGTCGCCGTCACGGGTCTTGCGGGGGCGCACGTCGTCGGGGTGGACGCACCGCACCGCGGTGGGGTAGCCCCGTCGGTCCACGTCGAGGAACGGCAGGTAGGCGTTCCCTCGCATGGCGAGGCTGTCGATGACCTGGGCGAAGAACTCACCGCGTTCGAGGTCCGGGTCGGGCCGGTTGTAGAGCCCCACATCGAGCGGCGTTCTGCTGGCATCGCCGCGCCGGAGCCCGACGAACGGGAGCATCGACCCGGTGTCAGCAAGCAACGTGATGCACGCGTAGGCGTCGATCAGGTGTCGGGCACCCTCTTCGGACATCGGGAGACCTGCGCCGTCGCCGAGCGCCGAGTTGGGCGGGATGGTCCCGTCGGCGTAACGGCCCCACCCGCCTGCGTCAGCGGAGCGGTGCGCGGTCGCTGAGCGGACCGCCTGGGCGATCATGCTCACTGTTCGCGCCTCTCAGCGGGGCTGTCGTCGGCGAGACCGGCGAGGATCGACAGCCCGAGGAGGGCGACACCGCCGGCGGTCACACCGAGCCACGGGGCGAGCATGCCGAGCCCGACAGCGATGAGGCCGATTCCAGCGAGTTCAGTCGCTGTGGAGAGCTTGGATCGCACGTCGTTCCTCCTCCTCGATCTCGGCGAGCACCTGGTCGAACACCGCTTCGTCGACCGCTCCGCCAACGCCTGGTCGCCTGGCTCGCTCACTGGGCAGCAGTTGGCGGGCGACGACGACGGACCCCAGCGGGGACAGCGGAGCGCCCGCCTTTCGGCGGTTGAACTCGAAGACGTCACCGACGATGTACTCCGCCGCGTTCTCGACGGCCTGGTCGAGCTCCTCTTGGTCTGGGACCCGACGAAGCCGGTCTTCGATCAGGTCGCTGTAGAACCCGCCGCACCCGCGGCGGTACTCGGTGGCAGACAGCAGCGTGAGCTTGTCGTCGCTGATGTCGGCCTTGCGGAACGCTTGGAGGACTGCGGCGACCTGGGAGCCGGCGGGGCCGGAGGCGTTGCAGCCAACAGCGATCGGGTTCCACGTGTGGATCAGTTCCACGAGGCGGGCAGGAAGTCCACCCACTCCGGTCATGTGTTCGACGAGCTCGACGTACGGGGCGGTGAGGTCACCCGCGGCGATGCCGATGGATGCAGACGTTGCGTCGATGTCGACGTCGAACCCGATCGTGATCTCACCCGGGTTGATGGCGACCAGTTCGGCCACCTCAGCCGATTCCCACTTCTCGGCGGGGATCTTGGCGGGGGCGCCGTCGATGTCATCGATGAGCGGATCCCAGATGCACAGGCATTCTCTGGAGAACAGATCGACGCCGAGCTCGTCGAGGAGCGCCGCGTAGGTTTCGTGCGGGTTGCGGCGGCGGTAGGCGAAGTTGGCAGCGGCCAACGCTTGTGG